TGTCTAGTGAGGTATGGATTGATGCAGGCACTAGCCCATTCCCATTTCAAAGAATCCCAGGCACTTCTACACAGCATGGAATTGCAGCCAAAAAGAGTTTGGCCCGTTTAGGTAATTCATTTGCCTATCTAAGTCGCAACATCCGTGGTCAAGCCCAAATCGTTCAGATGAACGGCTATGTGCCTACAAGAATTTCCACCCATGCGGTAGAAAATTCCCTGACCAATCAAAACGTCAGCGATGCGGTGGCGTGGACTTACCAACTAGAAGGCCATGAGGTTTACGTTATTTCATTTCCGTCTATTCAGCTTACATGGTGCTATGACGTAGCATCTCAGATGTGGCATAAATGGCTATACACCAACAATTTAGGCCAATACGAACGGGCTAGAGGCAATTGCTGCGCCCAATTCCAAGGCTTAGTAATGGTGGGCGACTATGCCAACGGCAAGATTTACAAGCTAGACAAAGACAATTACACAGACGATGGTCAGAACGTTAGGCGGCTACGCAGAGCGCCACATTTGGTGGCTGACTTCCAGCGCCAATACTTTGATGAGCTACAGATTCAATTCCAGCCAGGCGTGGGGCTATCCACAGGTCAAGGCGACAACCCCCAAGCCATGCTGAAATGGTCAGATGATGGCGGCTCTACATGGTCAAACGAACATTGGGTGACTATTGGCGCTATTGGTCGATATGCCAACCGTGCAATTTGGCGGCGTTTGGGGTGGGCTAGGGACAGAGTGTTTGAGGTGGCAATATCAGACCCCGTGAAAGCGGTCATTGTGTCTGCTAACCTTAAGGCTTCTGCGGGGGAAAACTGATGGCATTACCTATCCCACAATCCCAACCTTATCCACAGTCGGAATTTTTGGACGCACAGACCAAGCGCCCCACACGGACATGGCAGCAATACTTTATTAACCTGCTGAACTTTACATCTGCCACGACTGCTACGGCAGGGTCTGCCACGTTGCCAGCTAACCCCGTTGGGTTTATAAACATTACGGTTAACGGTGTTCCGTATAAAGTGCCTTACTACAACCTATGATTGACCCTAAAATCATTCACCATTTTGCTGACAAGCTCTATGCCAAAGAGACACATATTCCTGCGGGGACTACTTTGGTTCAGCATCAGCACAGCTTTAGCCATTTGTCTATTTTGGCAAGCGGTAAAGCTATCGTGGCAAATGCGGGGGAGAATCAAATCATAGAAGCACCTGCCTGCATCGAAATTAAGGCGGGTTTAAATCACGGCGTGAAAGCCCTGACGGACGTTATTTGGTATTGCATCCATGCTACAGACGAAAAAGACCCGTCTAAAGTGGATGAAGTTTTGATAAAAGGGGATTGATATGCCTTGGATTATTGGCGGCAGCGCAATTGTAGGTAGCATTTTAGGTGGTCAGGCCGCACAGCGTGGCGCACAAACGCAAGCGGATGCAATGCGGGAATCCGCAGCTATGCAAAAGCAGATGTTTGATGTGCAAAATGCACAACAAGCCCCCTACCGTGAGGCAGGCTATAGCGCATTAAAAGACATCATGTCTATGAAACCGTACTTAACAAAACAGTATGGTATTGAAGACTTCATGGCAGGTATTGACCCTAGCTACAACTTTAGGCTTCAACAAGGCAATTTAGCAAATCTAAACCTTGCCAATCAAGCAGGCGGTGCAATCAGCGGCAACACCCTTACAGGTTTGATGAACTATGGACAAGGCGCAGCTAGTCAGGAATACCAAAACGCTTTCAACCGTTTCCAAACTGATAGAAACAACATTTACAACATTCAATCTAATATTGCAGGTTTGGGGGGAACATCACTTGGTCAGACGGGACAGCTTTCATCCAACACAGCCCAAGGCGTAGGCAACGCAATTACTGGCGCAGGTTCTGCTATTGGCGCAGGTCAAGTGGCTGCGGGTAACGCATACGGAAGTGGCTTACAGGGCGCAGGTAATGCCTACTACTTATCCCAATTGTTGAATCAAAGAAATCCAGCAATGAACGCTGCAATGGCTAATCAACAGTACGGTGGCGGCAATGTGTATGGGTTTGGCGGCGGGGGAACAGTACCCACAGGCGTTACAAACTTTGAGCTAGGATAAATCATGGCAGACTTTACCCCCGTAGCTTCCCAATCTAGATCACCACAGCCTATGTCCTTGGGGGATATGCTGAACATTGCCCGTGGCGTACAGCAGTATCAACAAGCCGAGCAAGTAAATCCATTGGCTTTGCAACAGCAACAACAGGCCACTAGGACAGGACAAATTCAGTTAGGCGTTACTGAGCAAGCTGATTTAGAACGGCGCAATATGCAGACGTTTTTTTCTAATCCAAAAAACTTTCAAACAGATGGGCGCATAGACATTGACAAAATTAACGCCGAAGTTCCAAAGATTGCACCATTAACGGGCGCAGACTACATTAGCAAGTTCAGCACACTAAGCACAGCGCAGACTGAGGGCTTAAAAGCCAAGCAGAATCTTACGCAAGATCAAAGGCAGCTTGTTTCATCAACTTTGGGGCTGCTTGGTCGAGCAGGTATCAATGACCCCAAAATCATTAATGCAGAATTAGAAAACCTTGTTAAGCAAAATCCAAACAACCCAGATTTGAAAAATTTGGTTGAACGGTCTTACATTCCTGTGTTTTCTCAAATGCAAGCAAGCCCACAAGTGTCTGATGCACTTATCAAAGCAAGCCAAGCCATCATGTCGCCTACGCAACAGCAAACTGCATTTGCACCAAGCGTACAGACAACAGAAGCAGGCGCTACCGTTACTACTACCCCAGGCGTGGGCGCTGCAAAGCCAACCGTTGAAATTGGCAGGGCAGGTGGATTGCAAGCGCCCCCACAAACTGTTACAGCGGGGCAAGAGGTTGCGCCAGGTATGCGAGTGCCTTACCCTGTGCGTAGGGCAGATCAACCTTACAGACCTGAACCTACCGAAATTGCTGACCAAACGTCAGGTGTTGAATATCGTAACCGCATGGTAAATGCACAGGGCAATTTGCCTGAAAACCGCCGTAACGTAGAAGAAGTGATTAAGCAGGCCAACCTTATCAATTCTGATTTATACGACATTGAAAAAGGCGGCGGTGTAATTGGTAAAGTGGGGCAAAAAATTCGTATGGCAATCAATAGTGCTGAATACGATATTTTGGCAAAAGACCTTGCACGTTTGGCTTTGTCTAACGCAAACGCTATGGGCGGTGCAGGCAATACCGTTTCAGGTTTGGATATGCAGCAAGTAGCAAACGGCACAATCAAAATGCCGCCTGAAAAGCTAGTAGAAATTGCCCGTAGGGTGCAAGCCGACCAAACCAACCTTGATTTACAAGCAAGGGGCGCACAGCAGTTTGCACAAAAGTTTGGCGACAACAACATGAAGGCTTATCAGCAAGCATGGAATGCTAATGCTGACAGCAAAGTTTTTGAAGCCATGAACATTTACAACGCTATTTCTGACCCTGCAAAACGTAAAACTCAAATTGATAAATTGCTTGGAAGTGATGAAAAAAAACGTAAAGAGTTTTTTGACAAGTACCAAAATATTAAGAAACTTTCCGAAACAGGGAGTTTGTAAATGGATGAGCTTGGCGCACTAATCTTGGGCAAAGCGCCCGAAACATCAGCTAAACAGCCAGCAGGTAAATCTGCATCGGTCATTACTGATGAATTGCTAGACAGCTTGCGCCGTGTTGAAAGCGGCAAAGACAAGTTTGCAATCAACAAAGAGACTAAGGCGATGGGGCCTTATCAATTCTTGCCTGAAACCGTGCAAATGCTTCACAAGCAGGGCATTGAGTTCAACCCATTTAATGAAGAACAATCACGTTCTGCTGCCAAAGCCTATCTTGAACAATTGGTGCAGCGCAACAAAGGCGATGTTAAAAAAGCCTTGGCTGACTATGGTGGGTTTATTACCAAAGACCCTACGGCTTACGTCAACAAAGTAACTAGCGGCGCACAAGCGCCACAAGCGCCACAAGCCGCACCTGAAGATGATTTAGGTGCATTGATACTTGGCAAGACACAAGTAAAGCCACAAACCCAACCACAGGCACAACCACAAGTTCAACCGTCCCAAGCCCCAATTGCAGGCCCTGAACAAATCCCAACAGGCGGTTTGACAGCGCCAGCACCACAGCCAACCGTAATGGGTCAGTTGGTCAATAGGTTTATGCAACCGCAAAAAGCTGTCCCATCAATGGTTGCGTCTGCTTTAGAAGCAAGGCAAAAAATTGGTGAACGAGTTGCTGGTGGCATAGACACTTTATATGGTGTTGTGCCGCAACTTTACGGCGCAGGGGTTCAAGCATTGGCTAGAACGGCTAACACGCCTGAACGTGCCGAACAGATTGGACAGGCGGCGGCGGCGTCAATTGACAAGCCGTTAGGTAGAGCCTTGGGCATTACAGGCAAGGAAACATATCAGCAGCCTTTGGGCGGCATTACAGAGCCAATTGCCAAAGAGCTAAACAGAATGTTTAACGTGCTTGGCATGACCCCTGAACAGATTTCAGAAAAAACAGGCATACCTGCTGCCGACATCAGAAACATGATGGTCATTGGTGGCGCAGCCGTACCACAGGCACTAAAAGAAGGTGTGCCTATTGCCAAGCAAGCAGCGCAAGCCGTAACCAAACCTATTCGTGAAGCCGCAGCAGAGCTTGAGGTTGTCAAGCCATTGTCTAAAGAACAAGCGCAGGCACAATTTCAAGCCAAGCAAGTTCCTGCGGGTAGCGCAGGTGCGGCAGCGGTTCAAAACAATCCTTACTTTGGAAAATTCACAGGTGAGGAAACAGGCGGTAGAGAGACTTTCCCCGCTATCAAGCTGACTAAAACTCCAACGGATGTACCTGTTGCCGAGCAAAAACTTAGGTCAGAGCTATTCCAAGAAGTGCTGCCAGGGCTTAAGCCAAGGCCAGGCGTGGTGACGGGCAATGAAAATTTGTTACGCAATGAACACGCTTTGGCAAACATGGCAAACCCAACAGAGCTTGGTTTAAAAATGAAAGAGCAAATTGCGAATGAGCAGATTGGCCTTTCAAAGTTTGCTCAAGAGCGTGTAGATGCCACAGGTGCATCACGCAGCCTAATCAATGATGAACAGCGTGGTGGTCGTATCAATGATGTATTTCATGGAATTGACCCTAGTGACGCATCTTCTGCAAGCATTACAGGCTATCTAAACCAAGCCAAAAAACAAGTTTACGACTCAGCGTTTGAAAGGGTCGGTAACAATCAAATCAAAACCACTCATGTTGACGACTTGCTAAAAAACCCACAATGGGCGGCAGGTCTAAAAATTAAAGGTGTGGAAGGCGTACAAGCCGCAGCTAAAGAATATTTGACTCTTGCTAAAACAGTTGGGTTTGAGGATGCAACTGGAAAAATGCACCCGCCTGGTTCTGTCGCTGCCTATGACGCTGTGCGTAAAGCTATAAATGCAGATTGGACACCGCAAAATGCACGGGCAATCCAAAGGGTTAACCAAGCAATTGACCAAGATATTGCTGCGGTGGCTGACCCCAAACTTTACAAACTTGGCGACAAAATTCACCAAGTTGAAAAAACCATTTTGGGTTCTAAAGGCATCAATAAATTGTTTGGTGAAGTTGATGCCAATGGGGTTCTTACTTCAACAACGCCATTAGAAAAAATACCATCCAAGCTAAATAACTTGCCTAAAGACCAATGGCGGCACATTCGGGACACATTGTCTGAACTGGCGCAAGGCCGAATTCGTAATGCGCCCGAAGGTATGCCGCCTGTCCCTCAAGAATTGCGTCAGTCAGCCGCAGCCGCAGTTGCTGAAATTGATGGCGCTTTAGCCCGTGAAGTGTACGCAGCAGGTACAAAAAATGCAGGTGAATGGAGTTCACAAAAAGCTAACAATGTTCTGAATTCAGTCATAGGCCAAAAAATTGTAGAAACATTCCCTCCTAGCGAAGTGCAAAAATTTCATGCATTGAACTATGTTGGTCACTACACGCCGCCATTAAAGTACGAAGGTGCTGCTTTGCAAGGCCGCCGTGTTGGTCTTATTGAAGAAAACTTGCCTACTGCTGGGTCTGCTGCTGGAGGCGCTATTGGTGCTTTTTTAGCAGAAGAACCTGGTGCGGTTTTTGGAACATATGTTGGTGGCAAATTAGGTCAATCAATGAAAGCGGGTCGAGCCGTAAAAGCTGAAGCAAAAGCCGCAAAAAAAATGGAAAAAGAAATGGAAAAGGCTGCAAAACTTGGTCAGACAGGCACGAATAAAATTAGCGATCTCAAATAAGGGCACATCATGGCAGTCAATCTATCGCCTATTGGCAACGGTCAGCAGTTCTTTGACAACAACGGACAGCCCTTAAACGGTGGGCTGCTTTATACCTACCAAGCGGGTTCTACAACGCCCCAAGCGACCTACACCACCATTAGTGGCAACGTAGCCAACACCAACCCTATCGTCTTAGACGCATCAGGCAGACCGCCTACAGATGTGTGGTTAACCTATGGTGTTTTTTACAAGTTTGTGGTCAAAACAAGCGCAGCAGTCACCATTGGCACGTACGACAACATTTATGGAATTATTGGTGTCCAAGCTGCCGCTGGTACAACTATCCCCACAGGCATGATTTCATTATGGTACGGGGCAATTGGCAGCGTCCCTTTAGGGTGGTATTTGTGCGATGGCGCTAACGGCACACCTGACTTGCGGGACAAGTTTATTGTTGGCGCTGGCTCAGTCTATGCAGTAAACGCCACAGGTGGCTCTACAGATTCTGTAGTGGTTAGTCACACGCATACGGCTTCTTCATCGTCAGCGGTAACTGACTCTGGCCATGCTCATTCCTATAACGACACAGGGGCTTTTGCTGGCGGTGCAGGTGCTGGGCAAGCCGTTGTTCAAGGGCTTGGAAATAACAGAAATACATCAACTGCTACCACAGGAATTACTGTTGCCACATCTACTACCGTGGTTTCAGCAGGCGTGTCAGGCACTAACGCCAACTTGCCTCCTTACTATGCCCTAGCTTATGTAATGAAGGCCTAACATGGACAACCAGCAAATCTTCAACATTGTGGTTTCCTGTGCGGGTTTTTTGGCAGGATGGGTGCTGAACAACATCACCAAAAGCCTAACTCGATTAGAAGACAGACTAGAAGAAGTTCATGTGCGCTACGTCATCAAAGACGATTACCGCAGAGACATTGATGAGCTAAAAGACATCTGCAAGCAGATTTTTGACAAGCTAGACAAAAAGGCTGACAAATGAGCGATGAGCCTAAAGAAACCGCAAAAGGCGCTTTGATTGAAAAAATCACGTTTGCAATTTTGCCTTTGCTTTTTAGCTGTGTAGTTTATTTAATGTCTGCGCTATCCAACTTAGCGCATGAAGTGACCATTCTGAACAGCAAGATTAGTTTGGTGGTTACATCTGACAACAGGCAAGCACCCAATAGCGGGGCCGAACTTGCCCGTGAAAAACTACGCCAAGATTTGGAAAAAGAAATTCAACTTAACCGTGACCAAATCCATTACAACAGGCAGTCCATTGCAATACTTGAAGAACGTGCCAAACACACCTGCGAGAAAAAATGATTACTCTACTTTCCACCATTGTTTCATTCCTGATGGGCGGCTTGCCCAAGCTGTTAGACGCATTTCAAGACCGTGCCGACAAAAAGCATGAGCTTGCATTAGCCCAAATGCAGATTCAGCGTGAGCTAGAAATGCGTAAAGCGGGGTTTGAGGCGCAAGAACGCATTGAACACATCAAGACTGAGCAGCTTGAGATTGAAACAAAATCGTCAGAAAAAACGGCTCTAATTGGCGCACAGCAAGCGGAGATGCAAGCTATCTACGCACATGACACCAGCCTGAACGAAGGAACTAGCCAATGGATGCACAACCTAAGAGCTTCAGTTCGACCCGTTATTACCTACGGCTTCTTTTTTCTGCTTGTAGTAATCGACCTGACCCTCGCATGGCATGGTATCAGTTCAAACGTATCTTTTGAAAAGCTGGCAGAGCAGCTTTGGGATAACGAAACCCAAACTTTGTTTGCGTCCATCATAGCGTTTCACTTTGGCGGCAGAGCGTTTGGCAAATGAATGTCAGCGCCAAAGCCCTTGCGGTCATTAAGCACCATGAGGGCATAAGGTTCACCCCATACCGCTGCCCCGCAAAGTTGTGGACTATTGGTGTAGGCCATGTGCTTTACCCCGAACAAGGCAAGCTAAAAATAGAAAACCGTGACGCCTACCCCTTGCGCCCTGAAGACAATCGCAAGTTTTCTGTAGAAGAAGTGGATGCCATCCTTGCCGCAGACTTACAGCGGTTTGAGCGTGGCGTAGAGAAGTTTATACCTGTACCCCTAACCCAAGGTCAATTTGATGCCCTGGTTAGCTTTAGCTTTAATGTAGGGTTAGGCACATTGCAACGCAGCACCCTAAGAGCCAAGCTGAACCGTGGCGACAAAGAAGGTGCTGCGGAGGAATTGCTGAAATATTGCATGGCGGGTGGCAAGATTCTCAAAGGGCTTCAAAACCGCCGCATTGATGAACGCGCCATGTTTCTTAGTCTTTAAGGACATGGATGGCGATAAGCACCGCCAACACCAGTACCGCACCGCCAAGCAATAAGAGCAAAAAGATTTCTAGCATGGTATTGCCAGGCGCCATTCACGTTCTTGATTGCCTGTACTGGATTTGACGGTTTTGCCTGTCAGCATAACCAACCCATCTTTTTGCAGTTCAGGCAACCGCCTAGAAATTTGTACGCCATCAAGCCCTGTAAGTTTGGCGATTCCGTCTTTGCCTAGCGGCCCGTGCTTTGCCAAGCACTCCAATATGGTGATAACGTGCTTTTTTGCAAACACAGGGGCAGCGTCAGCCGCCATAAAGGATGTGATGGGGTCGCTGCTACGCGCCCTAATGTGTTCAAAACTCATCATCAAACCCCAAGTCTTTTGGTTTAGGGTCGTTCAGGTAAGCCCAACCGTCCCACCCGCCATCACGCAGGGGGATAACGTCTAGCTTCAGCATATCCCCGTTCTTGGTTTCAATGATGCTGCCGATACGTTGGTAGCGGTTCTTAGAAGCGCCTTGGGCATTGGTGTACTGACCTACGATGCAAGATATTTCTTTTTTGAGCTTAGACATTTGGGTTTCCTAGTGAGTTGAGTAAATTAACCTTAGATTCGACTTCTTCAAGAAAAGTCTGTATTTCATCTTCAATGTGAGCAATGTAGTCTTCATCACGTTCTATGCGTGTGACAAACAATTGCAAGTGTTTAGGCATACGGGGGTCAAAAACCACATAGTCGCAAAACACCCTATCCGTACAGGCAAGCTGAAACTGGATTTGGGTAAAGTATTTCTGTGGGCATTTCTTGGTCAGCAGAGTTTCAATCATGGTTGCCGTATTTGGGCACTTGATCTCTACCAGGCCATTGACCCCCACAAACCCATCAGGACTAGCCCCTGCCATCGGAATGTTGGGGTGAGGCACAAATCCCACATCTTCCACCATTACGTCTTTGGCTAACTCATAAGCCGCTTTAGCAAACGGTTCCTGTTCCGTACCCCATTGCATAGCCGCATTGGAATAAGACTCTGTGGGTTTTTGGGTCATACGTTCTACCACAAGCTGCGCCATGTAGTTTTCACGGCTGGTGCTGTAACCCGTCTTGGTCTTGGCAATTACGTCTGCCACCCTAGAAGCCGTGACCTTGCCCAAACGTGCGGTAAACCATTCGTCTGTACGTTGTTCGGCAGTAGCCACTAAACCAGGCCATGTGGATGGAAGTTCTATCATGTTGTTTCCTTTGCTTTCTTAATACGTGCGGCTTTAGCTGCCATCACCCGTGATTGCCATGTTTGGTCGCCATTGCAGGCTTCATAAGCGGCTGCGTAGGCGGTTTGCAGTTCTTCTTTATTGGTGGTAGCGTCTATTACCGCAAGGTGGTCTGCCATCAGTTGTGCGCTAACCTTTGGCTCTTGCTTGCGGCTGGCGGCGTTACCGTCATCGTCTTCAGGTGCTATCCCACAAGCCGCCATCAGGCTGTAACGCCTGGCATAAGTCAGAGCCGAACCATAACCTTGTGGGTCTTGTTTAGCAGCAGGGACATGGAGCTTGCCGCTGGACAGGCTTTCGCCTGACTCATGCAAGAACAAAGTCTCAACAATTACCCCGTCTAAACATTCGCTGGTTTGCTGCATCAAGAACACCCCATTTGCATTCAATGCATCTACCACGGCCTCCACACACGCACTCAAATCGGCGTATTTGCTCCTGAAATGCGGATTCGTATTGCTTTTGAGGGCTGGCCCAAACTGATTTTGGGCTTTGACTAACGCTGTTGCTATCTTGTTCATAAAGTTCCTGCAGTTGTACTGTTTCAAAAAATTGTTGTTGGGACATATCAATAGACGTATTTAGGGCCGCAGGTCACTTCTATTACCGTTTCCACGGAATAGCCTGCAATCTGCCGTTTTGCGTACAAAGGAATGGCACGTAGCCCTGATGTCTCGCATTGCTTAACGGCGTCTATAACTTCATTGCGCCCCATAGGGGCTACACGGGCATCCACAACCAGTTCTTGATTGGGCGGCTTGGGCGGTTGGAATGTGCTGCAGCCCGTGGTGATTACAGCCAGCCAGCAGAGTAGGGGATAGGTAATCACTCGCATCAATCCTCCAAAATCTGTATGACTTCTGCAACTTCTTGTTTCAGGCTGTCGAGCAAGTAAACGTATTCACGAATCTTGGATTCCAGCATTCCGACTTGGAAAGCTAGGCGGTCAACAGCAGGCTGGCCTGCATACATACGGTCAGCCGTGGCTGATATGTTGGCAATGATTTGGTTAGCAGTCATTACGGCCTCCACAAAAACAAATCAAGGGCAACAATGGCAAGCGCCACCAACGTGAGGCAAGTGATGATTCGGTCAACTTTTTTCTTGCGCTGATTGGGATATGGGCCTTGGATTTCGTTTATGGTGTACTCCTTATGCTTTGAAGATTTGGCAATGGCAACCACGTTTTGCCATCAGGGAAATAAAGCCTAGGGCTTTAGTAATGGAAGTGAATTCCATGCGTGACCAACCATCAGCGGTGTGGGTTGGATTCCATTCGACAACGTAAGTTTGTTTCATCCTACTAGCTCCTAAAAGACCGCTACGATATGTTGCGGATTGGTTGTGATTGTATAGCATTCTAGACTTTGTGTGTAGGTGTTTACCCTAAATTGTTGTTTTTTATTGATGTGTAGTAAAATTTACAAATGACAAAAGAACAAGCCATCATTCTTGCGGGGTCGCAATCAGCTTTAGCCCGTCTATTAGGCGTGTCTAGAGGGGCTGTGTGGCAATGGAAAGCCTTGCCGCAAGGTAGGCTGTATCAGTTAATGGTGCTGAAACCTGAATGGTTTAGTATTTGAGTTTGAAACACGGCTAGGTGGGGGGTAGCTACCCTACCGAAAAGCAAGCCCACCTGCCTGCCGTTCGTTTCTTTTTGTGTGGGACAGTTTTGGGAAAAATTTTGCATTACTATCAATTCAACATAGGGGACTATGCTTCCCACACACGGCATTTAACCGTCATTGAAGACATTGCCTACAGAAGACTTCTAGACTTCTACTATCTTCACGAAAAACCCATAAAAGTTCACGACATTGCCAGGCAAATTGGCATGAGGGAATACGAAGCTGAAGTTTTTAGCGTGTTGGATGAGTTTTTTTCATCCACCCCTGAAGGCTTTGTTAACAGCAGAGCAGACAAGGAAATAGCCCATTTCCACTCTAAGATTGAACAAGCGTCCAAGGCTGGTAAAGCATCCGCTGAACGCAGGTTCAACGCCCGTTCAACGGACGTTCAACCAACCAATAACCAAGAACCAATAACCATTAACCAAGAACCAATAAATACAGAGACTATGTCTCTTGTTGTCTCGCCAAGCGAGAAAACGCCATCAGCGCCAATTGCTGAAATTGTTGACCTGTACAACAGCCGCTTGCCAATGCTTCCAAGGGTGACCGTGGTCAGCGATTCCCGAAAGCGGCTAGTGGCGGCAAGATGGCGTGATGTGGTGTCTGCCGACAAGCTGGACAGGGAAAGAGGGTTAGAGTTTTTTGATTGGTTTTTTGTCCATGTAGGCAAATCCAAGTTTTTGACAGGCAGATCAAAGGACTGGAAAGCCAACTTTGAGTTTCTTTTCACGGCAAGCAAATTCCCCCGAATCGTTGAAGGCGCATACCACCAGGAGCAAACATGAGCTACTTTGAAGCAAAAGAGAAACACGAACAGGCACAAGTGCCTGACCGAATTGACCTACTTTGCGGTGCATTTGAATGCCCAATGGAATGGACGGTGGACAAGGGCAGCAAGCTATGCACCCACCATGCATGGGCAAAACCGCATCAATGGCCCAAAATTACGGAATGGTTAAAAAGCAAAGTTGTGATGGGCACTTTACCGACCTTTAAAAGCGTTTCAGGTGTTGGGGGCTACCTACCCCCTAGACCCCAAGAAAAAACGGCTTATACGCCCGATGAGAAGGCCGCAGCGA